GGCAGCAAATCCTTGTACGGCGTCTTAAGCTTCTTCCTCTTCGTCGCTGTCGTCGTCATCTCTGCCTCCTTGCGTGTCGTGTTACCCAGCCCCTACCGTGGCACGGGCGTCAAGTTGTTCTTCTTCCTGGCGCAGCTGCATGTCGCTCTTGCCGCTATTGCAGGGTTGGCAAAGCGTCCATAGGTTCGCCAGCTCAGTCCTGCCTCCGTTGGCCACGGCCAACTTGTGATCGACTTGCAGCGTTATCCCGTCGCCTGCAGTCATCCCGCAGAGTTGGCACCGGTATTCGTCGCGCCGCAAAACCTTGAACCGAAGGCGCTTGGGTATGGCCGTTCGAAAAACAGCCTTGCGCTGCTGCTGCGACTGTCTCTCGGCTTCTGTCTCTTGGCCAAGAAAGCCAGTCGGAACACTGGACATGTCACGCGGTATGACAACGCAGCCAGACCGCACCTTCAGAACCGGCGTCTTGCGCCCTGGTCCGGTATGGAACAGGGCAAGGTGAGGCGCACGCCAGTGCGGCGTGATAGCTCGCTCTAGCTCGAGCTTGCGGCCGACATCAAACGAGTAGCCAAGCCGCTTACGCGCTCGTTCCTCTAGCCACCGCTTGCGGGCCTCGTCGGAAGTAGCGTCGTACTCCTGGCGATCGCTCGCCAAGATCGCAGGGGTCACTAGGTCAGTGCCTCGGGCCAAAAGGCCGATAAACGCTAAAAGTCGAATGAAAAAGTTTGACTGATTGGTCAGCGACTCGTCCGCACCGGAATCCCAAATGTTTTCAGCGGTGGCAACCAAGCTGTCACTGACAACCTCTTCTGCCAACTTGTGCTTCGCAACATAAGCCCACAAGCTGCCTGGCTGTCCGACGCCGTTGATTCTTGCGGCGAGCTCAAAGGCCTGGCCGTGCTCGGCAATGTACTGGCGTGACTTGTCATACTGTGCCGGCGTGTGCCAGTTATCAGCACAAGGCACACGCGCTAACACCGCCGACATTTTTAGCGGCTCATGGCCAACCGCAAACCGTAGAGCCAGCGTCCTCACGGGAAACAATAAGTCTCCCCACTGCATGTTTAGTGAGGTCTTAAGGCAAAGGTCCACAGCAATCGGGTAGACGTTGTAGTAAGGCCGCTGATGCGTCACCCACGACAACTCCATAGCAGCCACAAGCGTTCCGCATTGCGCCTCCTTTGTGTCATCAGCAGGCGTGCGTAAACGTGAACGCAGATATTCTTCTGTGCTTCCGCGATACGACGGCTCTCGCAGCGTCTCGTAGTCGTTAAATCTCATCGTTCCGTCCCTGTGTATTGGCCCCGTCACGTGGGGCATCCGGTCAAGTCACCGTGGCAACGGAGGTGTGCGGCCTCGACTGCAGCGGTTACTAGCCACCGTCTGCTGAGCTGCCCACGCCGCCGGATTTGGCAGCGACTGCGGCCAGGGCGGGCCGTTGTGCGTTCTCCTAGCCGTCACTCATTGGTCCTGGTTTGCCGTTCCTGTCTGCTGTGTCCTTGTGCTCGTAAACCGGCTGATTGGCCCTAGCCCACTCACGCAGCAGCGTCGCGTACTGCAACGCCTCCTCGAGCAGCTTGCGCTGGTTGCACGCGCTGCCCTTCTCTTTGATGTATGCCAGGCGGTTCCGCACGATCTCGGCCGCGTTCTCGACGCCGATCGCACACTGCGTCCCGACCCGTATCTGCCAGTTCACTTCGCCACCTGCCTCGCCGCGTCCAGCAGCTGCTTGGCCTGGTCGATCAGCTTGGCCCCCATAGCCGCGACCTCCGCGGCCTTGCTCGCCTTGGCGTCGGCCTCCGTGTAGTGCCAGTCCGACGTGGCCTTCCACCGCGTGTCGCCAGACTCGACCCACTCGCCATCGTGCGAGAGGTAGCCGTAGTGGCAGAACACGTTGGCCCCCTTATGGTCCCAGTGAATGTGGGCTCGGTAGACCTTCTGGACGTCGCCGCTCATGCCGTCACCTCGCTGTCGGCCGCCTCGTGCGGGAAGTCCGTGCCGGTGTCCTGGTGCTCGACCGTAATGGCGGCCACGGCCGGCTTGTTGGCGTAGCGCCGGTGCTGGGCCGGCTCGTCGCTGTTGAACGTCACGCGGACGCTCGGCCGCATGCGGTCGGCCTCGTCCGGGTCGACGATGCCCGAGAAGCCAAAGGCGTACCGGATCGCCTGGATCGCGGCCTTGTGCCGCAGCATGCGGGCGGGCCACCGCTTCCAAGGGTCGGTCGCCTGCCGGCACTCGGCCAGGTACTCGGTGACCTCCACCGGGTGGGCGCGGTCCTTGCGGTGCACCTGCGCGGTGATGGCGACGAGCTGGCCGTCATCGCTCAGCCGGTCCACGAACGTGATCCCGTCGTACGCTGCGTGGTTGTTGGCCATCGTCATCCAGCCGTCGATGCCGACGATCGGCTGGATGCCGCCGCCCCGCGTTGGGAAGGCGTAGATCTCGCGGGTCACCGGGTTCAGTCCGTACTCGTGGGCCACCAGCAGGAAGGCAGCGAACTGCTCCTTGGTGGCCTTGTCGCAGCCGCAGGTAGCCCTGACGGTCTGCTCAAAGGCGGCCGGCTCCATGCCGAACTTTGTGGCCATGCTCAGCAGAATGCTCTTGCGGTCCTGCGTGGTTGCGATCTGCGTGGTCATTGGTCGTGTCCTTTCGTGCTTCGTCCTTTGTGAAAGCCGCGTCACCGTCCTGGCTCAGCGGCACTGTGCGTCCCTGCGTTGCCCGGTTCCACCGGGGCTCCGTTTTCGTGGTGGTTGATTCCCTCTTGCGCGGCGTGCGGTTGTGTACAGGCCCCTTCGGGGGGCCGAGAATAAAAAGGTTGGGGGGGGGCAAGTCTCGTGCCAAATGCCCCGCAATTCCAGCCGTTTTGTGCGTTACCAGCCCTCGCCGTACCGAGCTCGCATGGCGTTGTCGTGCTCGTCCTCACAGCCGGCCTTACGGGCCGCAGCGGCGTTGTGGCTGCCAGGCTTTGCGGGCGTGGCCAGCGGCGTGTTGATTCGGCACGGCTCGACGATCCGCTCGAGCTCCTCGAGGTACATCAGCAGCCGGCCCTCGGGCGTGTTGACGAGGTAGGCCCCGTCCTCCGGGCCGTGCACAGTGCCCTCCTGGTAGCCGCCGCCGAAAGCTCGCGGGCAGCGGACGCGATCGCCGGGCTTGGGCTTCCACACACTGCCGTACATCTCAGCCATGGCGGCCTCAGCGGCAGCGGCTTCGCGGTGGTGGGGATCTGTACTCATCGTGGGTGCCTCCTGCGGTTTGGGTTGCGTACTGTACGTCTGTTCCTTGAAGAGTCAAGTAGGCAAAAACGGCCGCAAAACAAGAGCTTGGCAAGTCGAATCCGTGTACACCATTCCGTAGCGCTAGCGTTAGGTCACTCAACCAAGCTGGCCCGCGGCGAAGATCCGCAGCACTACCAGCAACAGCTCGAACCAGACCTCAGCGTTCATCGCACCACCTGTGTCGGGCCGTGCCTGTCATCACCGTGATGCCGAGCGGCACAGTAGCGTTATCGTTAGTTCGTGGTCAAGAGACGCTCGCAAAGATTTTTAAACGGCACAGACTACCGAGACTTCCGGCGTTTGCGGGTGGGCTTGAGGGCCTCGCGCTGGCCTACGCTACGGACCGACAGCGAGCCGCGTAGGGCTCGAGCTGCTGCCGCGTCGACCAGCCAGGCCCGCTCGCCAGCCTTCCAGCCGGCAAGGTCGCCCCGCCCCAGCAGCAGCCGGATCCAGCCGACGGTGCAGCCAGCGGCCTCTGCGGCCTCGGCAACTGTCAGCCACTCTTTGTCCGGCGATGCCACAACCATGCCCCAGAATGTATCGACAGCGTTAGGTGAGTCAAGCCGCCGCGAAGCCAACTATCCGCAAGCCGCCGGCAGCACGTCCGAAACGACGCCGCCGGCAACTCGCCTTGCCCGTGGCACTCGAAAGTCTGTACAGTGCCTCCGAGCCCGCCAAGGGCAGATTGTTCCAGCGGACGGGGTGTAGTTCTGTACACTGTCCACCTATGTACGTGAGTAGAAACGGAGACTCCAAATGACCCTGCGAGAACTGCTGCTAGACCGAGTCGCACCACTGAAGAATCTGTGCGACAGAAGCGTTGCGATGTACGAGGCAACGCTTGACCGATTCCGCGACTTCTTGGGCCATGAGCCGACCGTCGATGATCTCGACGACCTGACTGCGGCCAAGTTTCTGCGCTGGCGTCAGACGACGCAGCATAGCAGGTTCAAGATGATCAGCCCGGCGAGCCTCGCAAAAGACTCGGCCCACCTGCGAAGCCTGTGGACTTGGCTCGCGAAAAAGCGCTGGAAGAAGACCAACGGCGAGCTGCTCGAGTTCCCCGACTACGCCCGTCCCCGCGTCCCCAAGCCGCGCCCGGTGGCCTACACGGTCGACGAGCTCAGCGCCCTGGTCAGGGCCGCCCGGCATCGCAAGGGCCTCGTGGCGGGCCGGCCGGCCGCCTGGTACTGGCTGACCAAGCTGCAGGCCATGTTCCAGACGGGCGAGCGGATCGGGGCCGTGTTAGCGCTGAGGTGGCGCGAGGTCGATCTGGAGCGGTGCACGATCACGTTCCTGGCCGCAACCCGCAAGGGCCGTCAGGAGACGATTACGCGGCAGATCACGCCCGAACTGGCCCGGCTCATGGCTGTGCATCAAGGCCCGGCAGACGCCCTCGTATGGCCTTGGCTGGAGGATCGCAAGATCCTGTCCTGCTACGCCAGCCTCAAGGTTCTGTGCCGCACGGCCGGCGTCCCGTACCACCCATTCCACAGCATCCGAAAATCGACTGCGTCATACCTGAAGTTGGCCGGAAAGTCGGCCAAGAAGCAGCTGGGGCACAGCAGCGAGGAGATGGCCGAAACTCACTACTACGACGAGCGGATCACCGGGGTCGAGTCGGCCCTCGACTTCCTGCCGACGCTCGACCTGACCGGGCCGAGCAAGCGGGGAGGCAACGCGGGGGAAAGGACGTAAACCCTACGCTGCCTCAACCCGCCGCCCGGCTCAGTCTCGGCCCTGCCAGTACGTGATCCGCTCTTCGGCCTTGGCGAGCTCGCACAGCAGCCTAGTCCGCTCGGCCAGCAGCCGCAGCACATCGGCCGCCAGCGTGCCCGAGGTGCCGGTGAACGCACCTTGGAACTCGCGGGCCCGGTGCTCCATGCGGGCCAGGTCGTTCTCAGTCAGCGGATTAGGCACCCTGCTCCTCCATCTTGATTAGGCAGATCAGCGCCCAGTTGGCGGCATCGAGCAGAGCGTTGGTCGGGTCCACCGGCTGGCCTTGAGCGTACTTCTGCATCCGCACGACGCAGTCGCTCAGGTCGCACAGTGCCCGCCGCCACGGCTCAACGCCGCACTTCGCCGATGCGGTGACGTTCTCGAAGGCGTCCTCGGCACCGCCGTACTGGGCGGTCTTCTCGTAGTGCAGAGCTCGCAGCCGCTCAAGGGCATCGAGCCACTCAAGGCTGCCGGATGCTTGAGGCTCACGCAGCAGCGAGTCTCGACGCCACGCCTGCGAAAGCACCTCGGCGGCACACTGCTGGGCCGGCTCACAGCCCGCCAGCGGCGGCGGCTTGTATCCGATGAGCTTCTCATCGCTCGGGTCCGTGTTGTCGAGCCGGTTTTTGACGGCGGCCCGTAGTGCCTGGTTGGATTCCTCGAGCGTGGTGCTCATGCCTTAGCCTTTCGCAAGTCTCGGTCGCAGAACAGCGGGTACGCCCGCGTCACCTCTTGCCGCCCGTGGTCTACGATCGCCATGCCTTGGCACGGCCGCTCCGGTGAGGCGACCCGCTCAGCGTATGGGCTATGTCCAATCACGCTGCCGTTGGCGACGTACCGGGCTCCACGCAGCCAGCCCCACGTGTGATAGTGCCCGAAGATCGTCAGGTCTGCCTTGCGGCCTGCGTCCCAGCGGGCGATCGCCTTGCTCGCCGGCAGGGCCAGGCCGTAGACGCCGCCGGCATACCGGATGCTGTGGCCGTGCGTTGTGCGTAGCGTGAACCCATCCAGGTCGACGTAGCCCAGGTGCCCTTCGGCAATCTGCCACCGCACGTTTTTGTTCGTCTCTTCGCGGGCCAGCGTGAAAAACATCAGCTGCTCCCACGAGTGCTCGAGCTCCGTGGCGATGCGGTTTTTCTCAGTGGACCGCCCGTGGTTTCCGGCGTTGGTGCAGACGATGACTTCGTCGGCGTGCGTGGCCACGCTGTTGATCAGCGCCCGCAGTCGCTCCGCGATCCACCGCGTGGCGTTCATGGGCGAGAGCTGGGTCACCTCGACGCAGTCAGGGTGGATGTGCCCAGTGATGAAGTCGCCTCCAAGCCAGATGACCACCCGCCTGACGTCGGCCTGGTTCCGCTCGTGCTCGAGGCAGTCGAGAAACCGCTCCTCCAGCTCGGCCATCCGCAGTTGACATACGTCAAGGCTGTAGTCGTTCTCGCCGTTGACGGTCTCAGGCAGCACCCGCTCTTCGGCATGAACATCGGACAGCATCAGGATGGCCGTGGCGTCGTGCTTGGCCCGCTTCTTGGGCTTAGCGTTTTTGGGCAGGGCCACGGGCGTTACGCCCTGCAACGCCGTGAACCGGTCGGCCCGCTCACGCTCGCTGTCGATCTGCTCCAGGGCCACCTTGTACTTGTTGCGCAGCCCGGCCAGCTCGGCCCGCAGCCGGGCGAGCTCGGCGTCGGTCTGCAGCTGCTGCTGAGACGCGACGTCGTTAGCGGCGCGAGCCAGGACAGCTTCTGCTAGGGCCTGCCTTCTCTGTCGAGCCATCCTTCGACTCCTTGGATGCCACATACGGGCAGCCCACGCGACTGCATCTCGTCCCGTATCGCTCGTGCCATTGCTCGCTTTTGAAGTCCGGTCTTGCCGTTCTCCCAGTCGACCCGCAGCTGCTCGAGCTCAGCGACCACGGCAGCCGGCAGACGTCGATACCAAGGCAGAGAACCGTGCCGCGTGTTTGTCGCACGGGAGAGAATCGCGGAAACCAGCTTCTTACGCTTTGCCACGAGGCACCTCCTTCACATTCAGCATGGTCAACACCCGCCGCTGTACCCGGGCCAGCTCCGTGATGCTCTCCTCGCTGATGCTTGGCCCGAGAACCGCATGGGCGATCTCGTGCAGAATCGTCTCGAGCCGCTGGCCACCGGTCAGGGTTTCGTCGATCAGAATGCGTGGACGCTTGGCGTTGTCAAAAAACGTCCACCCGCAGGCGTCACCCTTAAGCCGGGTGAACCGCAGCAACCACCGCTTGCCGTCGATTGTGACGTCGTGGTCCTCGGGCATCGGTCGTCCTTTCGCCCGCACTATCGCGAGGGTGTCAACCAATCCCGAGGCGGCGGCCTAGTTCGTTAAGGGCCTCGGCCCTGCCCTTGCATCCGCAGTCCTTAACGCCAAGAGCCCTGCTCACACGCTCGGGCGTAATCCCGATGGCAGACAGGCCCGCGGCCACCATGTCGCCCAGGCCGCGGCGGGCCGGTTCGTGATTCGCGAACCGCGACCGTAGCAGCTCGAGCAGCTCGTTCTTGGCGACAGCCTCGGGTACCTCGGGCCTGTACATCTTGTCGAGATGAAGAAAGTGCTGGCCGAGCACCTTGGCGTTGGCCCGCAGCGCCGGCTCGCACAGGTCGGCCGGCAGCCAATCTGGGCAGCCACCGTCACGCACGAGTCGCTGCGGCACGATCGCGGTGGCCGGCTCGCCAGCGTCACGCATGATGGTCAACGCCGGCCACGGCTGGCCGTGGTGGTTGCCCTGTGCCGCGACCAGGCGGCCCGGGTAATCGTCGACGCTCCAGGGCCGCACCGGAATCATGTCCTCCTCGAGGAACATCCGCACCGGCCCGTCGACGTATCGGTCGATGGTCATGCCAATTACCGGGCTGATAGCGGGCACCGCGAGCACGTCGCAGGAGCATTGCGGGTCCGCTCCGGTGTAGAGCACGGTGGCCACGTGCGGCGTGTTGAGCGTGGCGGAGACCGCCGCACACCAGACGCGGGCGATCTCGGGGCGGCCTGCGGTAGCTGTCAGGATGTTCATGCGATGCTGACGCTCGGGGTGGTCACGCAGGGGATGCCGAACTGGTCTCCGAAGCACGTGAGCGTCACTGCTCCTGTTTGCGGGCAGTACGTGCCGCTGGCATTCGGCGTGGCCGCGAATGGAATGGCGGCCGTGAAACCATCAGACGCCGCCTGTTGCGTCGCCTCGCAATAGGCACACACACCCATGTCAAAAAACCACCCGCACGGACCGCAAGATATCTGTGCACTGACAATGAGATAGGAGCCGTCTGGGAGGGTTGCCTGTGCAAAACCAAGAACACCCGGTATTGCCACCGTGGCCGTGACGGTCATGCCGCAGAACGTGACCGAGATTGAGACTTGAGTCGGGCACGTAGTTGCGCAGCACTTGCACGGCAGATTGCGGTTGTCGGCACGCTGCTGCAGAAACACCTGGAGCGTGTAAGGGTCTGGCGTGTGTACGCGGATCTTGCCGGAGACAGAACGGCCGACGTAGTCACTCATGTCGACGCAGTGGCGCAGGTGAAGATGTCGTACCAGCGAATGCAGCCGCTGCCATCGTGGCCAAGGATCTGCGTGTTTGTCTTGGCAAATCCTGTGAACACTGAGAAGTCGATGCCGCCGATCTCACTGTCGCAATTGTCGCAGGCGTCCTGCGAGTCGACGGGAATCCAGTTGAACCCGTTGTGGCCAAGTGCGACCCATCGTGAACTGCAGACAGGTTGCGTCCCAAACCGGATGTATTGGTTGTAGGCAACTGCGGTCACGGCCGAAGAGACATTGCCTTGGCTGCCGTTGTAAACCGTCACGACCGCAGTGGAATCAACAGGCCAGCTGCCGCCTTCGTGCCTGGCAATGAGTAGCCGCACGCCTGGGGCAGCGCCGCCGTTTTGCTTGCCGCCAAGCTCAATCTTCTGAATGCGGCCGTGCTCGGCGGCCCGGACGACTTCGCCGATCCGACGCGCGTCGGCCTCACTGAACCCGTAGGCAGACACGGCTTACTCCGACAGGATGATGTACCGCAACTTCGTTGCCTGCCCATACGCCCTGGCGGCCACTGTCACATTGGAGGTGAGCGGCAGGACAGCCGGCATGCCACGCCGCAGCGACACAAACTCGTGCAGGTTGGTGCCCACGTACGCACCCAGAGCGATGTACGCCGTACCAGCCGTGGCCGTCGACAGGTTGCGAAACACGGCGTAGCCGGCCGTGGTGACTTCACCGAGCGAGATCGTCTCGGTAGCGGTGCCGATATCGAGCACGCCACCAACGGCTAGCTGCGTGGTCTGATCGAACTGCGGGCTGCCCGAAGAGAACGACTCGGAGTAGTTCCCGTTGTTGACACTCAGCGAGCAGGAGACCGTGATTTCTTTGGCCATGGCTACACCTCAGATGCGTGCTTGGTTGAACATGTTTTGCAAGTCGGTTGATACGTAAGGGTACAACAAGCGCATTGCTGGGCCGCTGGCTTCGCTGTCAGTAATGACCTCTGGGGCGACAGCGCGACCATTGCCATCCAGGGCACATGGCGAGCTGATAGGATTTCCGGCCACGTCAACGATAGCCTGCCGCTTGCCGCCTACGATCTCGTTGAACCCTGCATCATAAAAACTGATTTCCCAGCCACTTGGGTTGTACAGCAGCTCGACTGTCACCGACCACGTGTTGTTTTTTTGGTCGTACTGCGCATTGAACCCTGTGCACCGCACTGTGTAGAACGAGCAAAACACGCCAAGAATCGTCATGCTCGAGGTATTGCACTTGTTGGTGTACTTTGCCAGCTCGGCGAAGTTTGGGTTGGAGGCGATTGTGTTTGTGTAGGTAAATCGCAGCATCGACCCTTCTTCTTCAATGCCGTCGACCGGGTCTCCTGCGCTGTTAATCGCTGGCTTGGCAGACCCCTCTGCCGCATCTATTGCGGCATCTTTGCCTCGCCACCCCCGTGCCGGCCTGCTAACGTCGGTGCTCTGCACCTGAACTCGCTTCCAGGCATCCTGATCGCCGGACGTTGGGTCTTCACCACCGCCGCCGGCATCTGCGTCTTTGGCGTCGTACCGCACTGACATCACGACCGCGCGCTCATTCTCCTTGTAGTAGGACAGGTCACGACTGGTGACGTACAAAGTCTTTCCGCTGACAGTGAGCTCGTCGTCGATTCGCGGGAGCCGACCGTTGTTGAGATTCGGCCACGTCGACTGGTCCTGCAGGATGTCAGCGAAACTGGGATTCTTCGCGTCACAGATGACGAGATAATCCTCAGTGGCCGAGAACTGAATACTCCCCTTTTCACCTTTGGATTCGGTGATCTTGAACGACCGCAGTATGCGTGCGTCTGTGATGGCCATGCCTACACCGTGATCTCCGCCAGGGCTAACTGGGAACGCATGACCGTCACCAGCTCGCCAACGCCGGCGGCCGTCTCTTCGGTGGCGTCGGCCGTGCGTGCGTCATCCTCGTTGCCGGCGTTTCGTGGGTCAGCGCCACGCAACAGAGAGTTGCGGAAGGCTTCGCCCTCAGATGTGCCGACAACGATGGCCTTCAGTGCCTCAGTGTTGACGGTCGCCTCAATCTGAGTCTTTTGCACCTTGGTCAAGGTGCCGGCCGTCTTCGCATCAATCGCAGCTGCAGATGCTTTGGCTTTTGCCTCAGCATCGTTCAAAGTTTTCACCAGCGGTCCTGCAATAGCTTGCCCGACCGGCGCAGCGTCAGTTGCAAAGGCGTCTTTAAAGCCTTTGTATGCAGATACTCCGTTCGCAACGATGTCGTCGGTGATCTGCTTATTGAACGCCTCCATGCCCGCAAGCGCAGAGTCGAGGCCAGACGTGTCGAGATATAGAGCCTCGCCTATTGTCTTAGCGGCGGCCAGCAAGTTCTCAATGGGCTGCGTGATGGCGATGATCAAAAACCCAAACGCCGCCTGCAGCGTGTCTCCGACCGCACCAAAGAACGACGCGACACGGTTACCCAGGTCAAAGACTGCACCCCACTGTGCGCCGATCTGCGTCAGGTACTGAAAGACGCTACCAAAGTTCTGAATGAGGTAGTCGCCGATCTGAGCGAGATACCTTGCGCCTTGCAGTATTGCTGCTCCGATATCCTGGCCAATGTTGGCCCCGCCAACGCTGCCAACAAAATCGGTGAACTGCTTGGCAACGGCGGTAATGGCTGGGGCCAGATACGCCACAACCTGCTGCACGATGCCCTGAATGGCGGAATAGACTCGCGTGAAGGAGTCGTTCATCTCCTCGACGTCTTTGCCTTGAGCGTTGGTCAACGTCAGGCGAAACTTCGCGGCTTCTTCCGTGGCTTTGCGGATGCTCCCTGCACCTTCTTCAAAGAGAGGCAACAGTTCAGCACCGGAGCGGCCAAACAGCGCTACAGCAGCCGCAGCTCGCTCGGCAGTAGTTGGCAAGGAGGAAATCGCCTCGGCAATCGCGGTGAAGCGATCCGCGCCGCTCATTCCCTGCAGGTCATTAACACTTAGCCCCAGCGTGGCAAACGCTGCCTGTGCTGACTTTGAACCGCCGGCCGCCTTCTGCATAGCCACGTCGGACTTGGTGACCGCAGCAGCGATCGACTCGATGCCGACGCCGGCCAAATCGCCAGCCAGCTTAAGCCCTGCCAACTCGCCATACGTCATCCCCAGCCGGCGGCTGAGCTTGCTCTGCACGTCGACGTTTTCGGCTGCGGCCGACGCCATCCCAGTCAGCGTGTTGACCGCACTTCGGGCCATTGAGAACAGAGCCAGCTGCCCGAATGTGCTCTGGGCAACACTCGACAGCATGCGTAGCGGATTGAGCGTCGACGTCACCGAGCCGGCGAACGACTTCATCTGCTTGCCGGCCCGGCTCAGCCCAGCCGTCAGCCCGCCCGTGCTGGCAGTGATCGAGACGTTGACGCGGCCGAAGTTTTTCGCAGCCATGGCTTACGTCCTCACCTGCTGGAGGATTCGCCACATCTCGTCCTGCGTTTGCGGACGCTGCTCGACTGGCATGAAGTCCCACGGCTTCAAGGCCGGCTTACCCTTGGGACGGTTGGCGTTGTACTGCTGTGCCATTAGTACCGCGTCCCTGAGCCACTCGTCACCCCACGGCATCAGCGTGAACGCAGCCATCCAGCCGTACAGCTGGTCCACGCTCATCGTCTCAGCCAGGCCGCCCGGATCTTCGACGTTCCAGATGCCGAGCTGCAGGGCCAGGCGGTACAGGAAGAGGATGATCGGGCGGCGCTCTAGTTTTTTGTGGCGTCCTCCAGAGCGTTGCCACCGATGCCGTTGAGCTTGAAGCCTTCGTCCACGATGGCCTGCACGATGTCCGTGTCCAGCTCGCCGAGCCACTCGGCGTCGCCTTCCTCGAACATCTTCGTGCCGTCTTCGTTGACGCACACCAGGGCCACGAACCGTGCCCGGATGTTGGTCAGGTTCACGCCGCCCACCTTGCCGCCTGTGACCATTTGCTCGAAAGCATCGCGGTCTTTGGCGGTCATCTTGGCGACGTAGACCGTGCCAAGCTCTGGCACTTCTACGGGCACACGCGGCCTGGCGCCACGCTTTGCCTTAATCTGCTCACGGGTGAGAGCCACAGTCCGCGCCTCCTGCTAACTAGCCGACGTTCAGGTTGCCGCTGAGCTTGATGGTCAGCGAGCCGGTCATCATGTCGTCCTTCGGGGCCGACGCCTCGAAGGCAGACGCGAATCCGTAGGCCGACCACCGTGCCGTGGTTGTGCCGCCGTTGGCGAAGATGATGCTGACAGCCTGGGCGGAGCTCACGTTGGTCAGCAGGTTCATCGGGTTGAGGGACGGGTCGTGGTGGATCTCCAGCGTCAGCTCGCCCGGATCGTAGTACTCGCTGCCGATGAACTCCTTGCCACCGCTGGTGAGCAGGTGTGAGGCGTCGACCACGTCACGCGACACGCCACCGAGCGAGACGCTGTTGACCTTGTAGTGCGTCGCGGCCGAGCCCACGATGCTGCCGAACGTGACAAACGTGCCCTGTCCGATGTCATTCGCCATGGTCTGAGCCTCCCTGCTCAGGGTTCACTGTAGGTGACTTCGATCGACAAATCAGTGCGGTAGATGGGGAGCTGCTCCCCGCTCGCTGCCGGTTCTGTCTGGTCGTCCTCGCTCACGCAGGATGCCAGGCGGATGGCAGACGTGCTCTTATATTGTAGGGCTGCCTTTACGGCTCGAGTGAGGTTTCGCACCTCGAGCAGGTTGTCGGAGATGCAGGAAAACGTGTAGGTCGCGCGGATCAAACTGCCGGCCCCGAGCATGTGCGTGAACGGCGTCTTGAGCTGCGAGTCTCGGTTGAAAACGATGCACGGGAACGCCGTGCCCTGCGGGGCCTGCACCTGGTAGATGCGGCTGCCGGCCTGCAGGCCGACCTCGGCGTCAGCCGTCAGCACCTGCAGCAGGGACTCGTCAATGTGGGTGACGGTGGCCACTATCTTCCCCCATGCAAACGACGAATGGCCCGCCGCTCTTCTTCCGCGATGGCCTTGCTGAGGTTGTTCTCCAGTTTGCCGACCAGCTGCTCCTTGAGCCGTGGCAGGTTGGCGTCTGCCCACGCCTGAAACTTGCCGGTGCCGGCGAAACCTTTGACTTGACGAAAGTAGATACTCGTCTGTCCGGCACCGATCAAAGCCACCTTGCCCTTTAGGTAGGGATACTTCCTGGCCATGTCGAGAGGCACCTTCAGCATCCCGCTCTTAGCAGTTCTGGTCTTCACGCCATTCTCGATCCACCAAGAATGAAAACCCGCCTCGCGATTGTTTCCGCCAGCGACGCGGCGATACCCCACAATGCCGACTGCTGTAGTGGTCTTTTTCTTTTCCAACTTCAGCCCGACTGACCGTCGCAGGTTGCCGGTTGGCCCCCTGGGTGTTAGTGCCTTCACTTCCGGGACCACAGACTTAACGACCTCACGCACGCTGCTGCCGAGATACTTGCGCTGAACGCCCTTGGAAAGACCGGCAAAGCCGCGCAGGACTGCCTCGACTCCTTCCACTGTCATGACCTTGGCCATCAGTCCACGACCTCCGTGACCAGCAGCTCGTGCTCCTCGCGTCGGCCACGCTCGACGACCGAGTCGATCTCGAACGTGCGGCCCTCACTCACCAGCCGCATCTTGGGCTTAAGGCCCGCGGTGTACCGCATTCGCACCCGGTGCGTGACCGTGCCCTCGTTTTGCAGGCTGGCAATCCGCTCGGCACCGGACAGCGGCAGCAGTGCCATCCACCTGGTGGCGAAGGCCGAATAGGTGAACGTCGGCTCGCCGATGCTGTTGACGCCCTCGGTAGGCGTCTGTATCTCGGCCCTCTGGTCCATGATGCCGGCTTTTAGCATGGCTCACGTTCCATACAGCACAAGGGTGTAAGAGGCTGTGCCGGCGGTTGTGTAGACAAAAGACACGCTCGGAACGTCCACGACGCTTACTTGCCCATTGCGGGAAGTGAGAACGTTGTCGCCACCATCAAAACGCTGGCCAGTATCAACATTTGCAGCAGGAGTGGCTGAAAACGCGATACGCTGCACGGACGCTAAAGACACAAGGGAACCGCTGGCGTCGCGGTACGTACTCGGCGCAACGCTAATGTTTACGGTCGCCGTTCCGCACGTGCCGGTCACAATGACCACCTTGCCACTGCTGTAGCTGCTGGTGTCCACCAGCGAAATCTTCTTGAGCGACTGCACGCCCGTGGCGTCAGACGAATCTGCAAAGTTGACGTCGATGGCAATGCGGCCTTCGATGCTCATGTGTACTGCTTCCACTTGAGAGGCTCGAGCAGCGCTGACGCAGCAAACTCAAACTCCTTGGAAATCGAACCGACCAGCACCGCCTCGCGATTGGCATACCAGTGGCCGACCAGCATCTTGATCGCATGCACGGCCGGCTTGGGCACGTTGGCCGCGCCGCCGTAGCCAGCCAAGTACGTGATCTGCACGCTCTTGTCGTCCACCCGCACGCTCGGCCACACGTTCAAGTACGTGGGGTAAATCAGCGCCGGCACGTGGTCCCGATCCAGCCGGAACTGCTGCGTGCCAGACTGGGCAAACGTCAGCGTCTGCGTGGCACCGCCCGTGTCCACGTACGAGATAGTCACCGTGGCGCTCGCGGCAGTTGCGTTCAATCGCACTGGCGGGCGCGGAAGCTCAATGCGTGTCCCGAAAAAGTCATCGAACGCCACGGTGTACGTCTTGTCGGCGAAGGTGCGGTCGCAGTAGTCCTCGCACCAGGTGGTCGCCGCGTCGATCAGCGCCCCGATGTAGTCATCGTCCTCGGTCGTATCCACGACCCGCAGGTGAGCCTTGGCGTCGGCCACGCTGACCGGACGGTCTCCGGTGCCGCTGGCGGTGCTGACCACCAGGCTGCGGTACTGGCTCGCAATCGTGCCCCGATAAAACAGGCTCATTGGGCTTTCTTCCTGCGGCCTCGAGGAGCCCTGGCGACCGGCGCGACGGCACGCTCCAGCTGCTCGGGCTCCGGGGCCGTGGCGAACTCAATCACCGGCTCACGCACGATGTCGGCCTTGCCGAACAGCTCGAGCGAGCGAGCCACGCCCTTGGCGAACGTGTAGACCCGGCCCGTCTTGTACGCCCCGCAGGGCCGGCGGAACCGCACTTGTGCCGTCTCAATCATTGCCACACCTTTTCCGGCGGCTTGCCGCCACGGTCCCAAAAATCACCAGGGTGCTGAACCAGCCCACGCATGTTCTGGTCGGGCCACTTGAACTGAACCTCGGCATGACCGATGCACACCCGCGTGCAGACGCCTGACTTCAAGCCGGCCTTCTCGGCCACCTGCCAGAAGTGAATGTCATCGTCGATCCGCTCTGGACCCCACTTCCCTTCCTTGTCGGGCTTACCCAAGAACCACGGGTGCGGCATCCGCTTGAGCGCCGCTGCCCTAATCATCGTAAATCCGAAGTGGGCCGTGTTGGCTTTGACGATGTTGTGCAGGATGAACCAGTCGCGTGGAGCCTCGGCCATCCGCTCGCCGTTGGTCGCCGCCATGGTGAACAGCGGCTCGTCCGTGCGGCGTTTCATCTGCAACGCCGCCACCACGTCGTAGTCACTGGCCGTGGCGTACTGCAGCAGTCGGGGCACCGCGTCTGCTTCAAAGATCGTGTCGTAGTCGAGAGTCAGGATCCACAGCGGTGGCTCCTTCGGATCGTCGTCGAGCTCGACCATGTCGGTGAGCACGCGCTCAAGGCATTGGCCCCAGAAGGCACCTTCAAGCCGTACCG